ACAGTGACGTTGGAATCGGCAGCTGCCGAGTTCACAAACTGGATTGCCGGCGCCAGCATGTACGTACCAGCGGCTGCTAACGTAATCTGTGTGCTGGCAACGACACTAATGCCAGTTCCGGTTAGGTCGGTGTTAAACGTCACAGCGGTTCCCGCTAACACGTTCCCAGTCTGATCCGCAGAGCTAGACGGCTGAGCAAACGCGCGCCCTGCCAGATCGGCGTATGGCACAGTCGCCGCTGCTGTAAACGCGGAGGTACCGTTGCCCTTGACGTACCCTGTGAGTGTCGCAGCGCCGGTGCCGCCAGTTGCGACCGTGCGCACGTTAGTTGCCGTTGCCGCGATGTCAGAAGCCGCCACCTTACGGCTAAATGTGGCTTGAACGATCTCCAGCAGTTCGGTGCCCGCGAGCGGGGTTGTGGCCGCTGTAAGGCCAGTGATCTTGATGTCAGCCATTATGCCAGTCCATATAACTGATTGAGGTAAAGCGAGAAAGCGTTAGCAGCGACTTCCTGAGCGTCCGTCTGCACATCTTGTGAATCCGGACGGGGGTTCCTTACCGGCACAGGGTCAGGTCGCAGGAGCAGCCGGCTAAAATAAGGCTGAGGAACGTCGTCGCAGGAAGCGCAGACGTAGATCTTCAGCCCAACCGGGGTGGAGCCACCGCGATAGTCCTTCTTCTCCCGGAGGTGGGTGTGCTGCACAAGGAAACCGCAGCCATCACAGATTGCGATTGCTTTTGGATCCTTCGCATCGAACTCGGGTCCGGTCCGATGCTTTTTCCCCTGTCCATATGCGTACTGCATCAGTAGCCCCCGGTCGGATCAATGGTGATGCGGAGTGGCACCCTTTCACGGTCTTCAGCGGCTGCACGTTCATAGGCGCCATCGGCAAGGCCCTGAAGGAACTGTAGGCGGTCAGGCGCAAACTTTACGGACAGCTTCGCGGCCAGCCCGGCGGCAATGGCTTCCATCCAGCGGTTCGGAGCGTCCATGCTATCCGTGAACGCGCCAGCATCCTCCTGCACCTTCATGCGGTGATAGAAGAGCGTAACGCCTGCGGCTACCGGCGCCTGCCAGATGTAGATGCGTGGCGTGATCGTGCGCTCAAAATAATACTGGAACGGGCGCTGACCTAACTGCGACTTGTTCGGGATGGCGTCGTACTCGGCCCGACTGATTGGCGACATCATCAGGTCGGTGTTAATACCGCCGGATGTGGTGCGCGTGTAGACCTGCAGGAGTGACACCGTGCGCGGCTGCAGATCGTAATAGAGAGTGCCCGCGATCAGAGAAATTGACAGCAGATCCACAGCCCACAGGTTTGGGCCATTGTTCGCCCAGTCGGAGAACATGTAGTTGATCGAGCGACGGGCGCTGTCAATATCGTTTGAAGCCAGCGAAGAAGGATTCCGCCCTACGCGCTCGTAGGCTTCCGTGATGATATCAATCTGTTCGGTCGTACCGAAATTATATGTGCCCGAAGTGGTCATCGGAACCTCGCCGCCTTTTTAGCGATGGCCTTCGGCTGGGCGACAAACTGCTTACCCGCCTTTTTGCCTTCGCGCTTGGCCTTAGTCGTAGCAGCATATTCGCTTGGAGTCAGCGACTTAATCGCCGCCGCAGGTAGGTACCGCTCGCCGGTCTTGCTCGACGGCTTGCCGGACTTTGTCGTCCATTTCTGATCGGTCCAGTCCTTGAGAGACTGCTGGGGCTTTCTAATCGGCATAGCCGCCGCCTTTGGCCTTGTAGTTCTTGGCTAAAAGCTGTGCTTTGCGCGCGCTCCATTGCCCTGCCCCGGTGCCTTGAATCGCACGAGCCTTGATACTTTCAAACATTTTTTTGCGCATGCCCGGTTTCGTATAGTTCCCGGCTTCATTCACGCGCGACTCTTTGCGGCCGCGCATTACTTCTTGCTCTTAGCTGCAGCCTTCTCAGCGGCAGGCGCTTCTTCAGCTACGACCTCAGCCACAGGCTCGACTACAGGCTTAGCAGCCTTCTTAAAGCCAAGCAGCATTTCCAGCGACTCTTCAGTTACCTTTTCCCAATCTTCCTGAGAAAGTGAGATTTCTTGCTGGTCGCCATTTGCGTTTGTGTATCGACGAAGGATCATAATAAACTCCTATTAGTTATAATATTTCGTCATCTCAAGGATGAGCGTGTAAGTATCGCCAGAAGTTGCGTCAGCAGTACTTAGCAAAATATTCCCGGTTTTCCCAGCGCCAGCGTTGTTGCGAAGACCGCCGAAATTTGACAAGTCGAATGTTGCTTGATTATTCTGGGCCGATCCAAAGAAAAACACGTTACTGGTCGCACCCCAGAAAAGACGAAACTCCATCCCGTGACATGCCGTGTGAATTTTTTGAACACTCACGCCCGTGCAGGCTTGGCCAAGAGCGTTGGCTGCGAGGTTAGCGACGTTAACCTTGGTCACGAGCGATTCGCCCGTAGCATCTGAAATGTTTGTGAACAGCATAACAGCGGTTGTCTGATTATCGACCAACGTCTGAGAGGTTACTGCATCAGCCATTATTTCATTCCTTTAAGTGTCATAGCAAAGCGAGCACGCTGGCCCATTTTGCCGGGCGCCTTAGCGGCTGCCTCCAGCTTACCTGCAGGGATCGGCATGCCAGCCTTTGCCCCGAGTTGTTTGCGGAGTGCGCCGGGCTTTTTAATGGCTTCGGCGATGAAGTTTTTCTTGCCACGCATGTCAGCAGTTCCACGCTTTGCGGGCGAGCCGCAGCCGAGAGTTAGGATCTTTAGCAGCCTTCGGAAACATCTTCATCTGCCCAGCAGAGCGGGCGCAGTAGCTATCGCGACGCGAGCCACCTTCCGGCTGAGGACGCTTCAGATTACTCCCAGTGGCAGCGTTATAAGCCTTCCGGCCAGCCTCGTTGAGACCGCCTTTCGGGTTCTTGTGCGCAGCCTTAAACTGAAAATCTTTCTTCGAGCGCATCCCGGTCTCCATATAACTGGGGCGACCCGAAGGCCGCCCCAATCATTAGGCTTGAGTAACGCCGTAAAGGCCAGTCTGAGTATCGTCGTCAAGGACAAACACCCAGAGTGTCAAGCGCTTCGTACCATCAGACGCGTCCGGAACCGAATAGGTGCCGCGAACATCGCCAGTGGTCGTCGTAGCCGGGCTAGTCGTAACAGCCGCCACGAATGTGCCGGTCGTCACAAACGCGCCATTCCATGCGGTCAGCACGAAGTTGCGGGTGTTTGCGCGGATCGGAAGACCGAAGACATCACCGGTGCCCACGAAGAAATCGGTGGCGGCAGCCGAAGCCGCGATACTGGTGATCGTCTTAAAAGCCTTTGCGCCGGAAACAGCAGTCGCACCGTTCAGGGTGATCGCTTCTGACATCGGGATGCCATAGGTATCAGTGCCTGTGATGGTCAGAATAGCCGTAGCAGCGCCTACAGCGTCAACGATGACGTTGCGAGGAACGTCAAGAACGACGGTGCCGCCCGAAGCCAGAGCGCCGTTCAGCGTAGCGTTACCGGCTCCGGCAAGCGTCTGCTGAGCGCAGATGCCGTCAGCGTCCAACACCGCCGGGACGATGTTATAGACGTTGATCGGCGACATGAAGACGCCGGGCTCACTAGCGGTCCCGTTGTTAGCGAAGTTCCTGCCTGCCCGAACGCCGTCAGAGAAATGAGTCATGAGTTTTCTCCATAGCTAAGGGTGGGGCCGAAGCCCCACCCCCGGGATTTAGGAAGCGCCCTGCGAACCCCAGCCTGCGCGGAAGTTCGAGCAGCCGAACGAGTAACGCTCAATGGCCTTCGCCTTGAGGTTGTCGGTGTCGAAGTCCGTGTAGACGTCGGTTTCCAGCTTTTCACGCTCGTAGTACTTGAAGCCATTCGGAGCGTCAGTCAGCAGGAACCAGCCGTTCGTGTCGGTCAGGAACATGTTAACGCGATGACCCTGCGGAACCGCAGAGTTGTTGTAAATCGCGTTAATATCGTTGTTCGCCGTGTCGACGCGGAACTGCGATTGCAGAAGGCGGGTAGCCGTCCACTGTAGTTCAGCCGGAACGATCAGCTTCGTCGGCTTTGTCATGATGCGGAGACCCGCAGCATCACGGAAGCGCTGAACGCCAACGATGGCGTCCTGAAGCGAGGTTTCGTTCAGATCGGCTTGGACCGAGAAGGTGTTCGCAACCGTACCGTTGTCGATGGGGTGAGCCGTCGAGAACAGCGGCTGGCCATCACCAATCGGGAAGTTTGACGAGAAGCCGTTGTTCAGAACGGACGCGCCGAGAACTTCCTTGGTCTGTTCCATCGACTGGCGAAGAGCCTTCGCCTGCAGCGGGAACGATGACTGATACAGGTTATCCTTGATCGCCTGACGGGTGATGATGAAACCAATGCTGGTGTAACGGTTCACATAGTTCGTTACAAAGCGCTGGCCCATTTCGCCGTAAGCGGTCGAGGCGCCTTCTGCCTTGATCTGAGCCAGACCAAGCAGCTTGACTTCGACTTCGATTTCAACGGCCTTATCGGACGTGTGCTTCTCGAAGACTTCCGACCACTGACCCGGATACATCGGATAGTCGCCGAAAACGGCGGCCAAACCGGGCCGGAGCAGGTCGCGGATTGCGGTGGTATTAATAGCCATTTTTTAATCTCCCTGCTGGCCTGATTAGATGCCAGTCACGCCACCGCGATAGGACTGGTTATTCATGATAACGAGCCAATTCGCGAAGTTTCCAATCACGTTACCCGGAGTCGGGTCCAGCGAAAGGATCTTGAGGTTCAGCGTTGAGGTTGTAGCTTCAGTCGAGTTGTCGAGCGACACGGCTGAAGTACCCGTTGCGGTAGAACCGGCGGTGTACAGGAAGTTCGCGTTCAGGCCACGATCAGCAAGGGCCAACGGGGTGCCCGCAGCGCCAGAAGCATTCGTTTCCTGAATGGTGAACACGGTGTTCGGATCGTCAATCACGAGAGCTTCAACGGTTGAGCCGGTTTGAACACCGGGGTTACCCGGCCAGTAGTTTTCAAAACGAACACGCCCGGTGCTGTCAATGAACTTGACGCCCCAGAAAACGCCAGTGATGGTCGAGCCAGCAACGCCGACGCCGAGCGTGCCGTCAGTAAGAACTGCAACGGGGTCGCCACGGAACAACGCAGTCGCATAAGCGTTAGCGATTTGATAAGGGTTAGTCGCGCCAGTCCAAGCAGAGCCATCCAGCTTCTTGACGGGGACGAGCCCCTGAGGCGCATTGGTACCGTAAGCCATACGGATTCTCCATGCTGAAGTTGAGGGTT